TCGCTGGAAGTCTTCACTTGTTGAAGTTCTCCTTCGAGTACGGGTTGTTGTCCACCGGCTCGTCGTTCCCCCCGTTGGAGTCCCACTGAGCCTCGAACTCGGCAGCCTTGTCGGCTGCCGAAGCAGACTGGTCGTACGGGATCTCTTCCCAGGAAGGTAAGTCGTTCTTGCCCATCAGTTGTTTCCCTTCGATGCGTCGTCGTTGTCGATGGTGTACTTGTAGACCTGTCGGGACTGGGTGTGGAACACCACGATCCCCTCGGCCTTGTTGAACGGCGCCACCAGGGAGCCGTTATCCTTCAGTTCCTTCAGTGTATCACGGATGACCTGCTCCGAGAAGGGGCCACGGTACAGGACCGGCATGGCCTCGACCAGCACGTCGTAGTTCGGGTCGTCGTGGAACCATTCATGCAGGCCGTCGTGCTTCTCGACGTTGAACAGGGCAAAGCCTCGCAGGCCCTTGCCGGTCAGCTTCTTGGTGTCGTACCGACCCTGGATGCCGGAGCCCCACCACTCACCGAAGTGGCGACCCGGGCCGAACAGGTCGAACAGCTTCTCGGCGTTCTCCTGAACGAACTTGGCGAACCCGAAGTTGTCGGTGGTCTTGCCAGGAGTGATCAGCCGCTTACGGGACTGGGCAGCAACCTCGTAGAGAACGCCGTCTCGATTGATCAGGGCCAGTCGCTCGGGGCTGGCTTCGGCCCGGTCGGGCCACTCCTGAATAATGACGGCACTGTTAGTGCCGTCCACCTTCTCGGTGATGACGATGTCACGGAACAGGCGAGGGGTCTTGGGCCACGCCTGGAACTCAATTGCCACTAGGGGTCAACTCCTGGATGTAGTACTCTTCGGACTGAAGGTGGTCTGAGTGATCTTCGAGCTGGATGGACGTCTCATCCTCCAGCAGATAGACGCCGTAGTTGGCTGCGATACAGCGCAGCTCCTCCCAGGCGCCCAGCTCGGTGGTGTAGTAGACCCCGCCGGTCACCTCGGAAGAGGTGTTCAACAAGTCATCTACCCACTCGTTGACGATGACAAACACGCTGCTCACTTCTTGATCCTTCCCAGCAGGTAGTCCTTGCCGTTCTTCAAGTACATCGAGTTGGTGTCTTCCCCGTCAGGCATCCGCATACGGACCACCATCGTGTTGCCCTGGTCGATGTGCTCGGACATCGCGATCCACAGATCCTTGCCTGCGCTGTCGCCGTCCTCTGCCAAGTATACACGACTGAAGTCCTCAAGCAAGTTCGCCCAGTAGGGCTTCCAGTTCTCAGCACCCGGCACCGCGAGTGCCGGTACTCCGATCTGCTGCCAGATCAGGGCATCGATCTCTCCCTCGGTGACGACGATCCAGTCGTCAGCCCAGGCGATGGATTGCACGCCGTAGATGTTGACACCGGATCCCTTGCGCCTCCAGTACTTGGAGTGGTTCGGGACCTCTTTGCAGTTGTGGTCACGGATGCACCTGAAGTTGAAGTTGACCGGCCCAGCCTTGGTGAGGTACGGGATGGCGAGGTAGCCTTCAGCGGTCTCGTGACCAGGAAGCGGCCTACGAACTACGCCAAGTCCTCTTGAAGCTGCGAACTCCAGACTTACCCCGCGCCCCTCCAGCCATTCGGCCGCGTCTTCCAGATTCGGAGCGTACGTTTCCCACGCTCGCTCCAGATATTGTCTCTGCTCTTTCGACAGCTTCACGGTAGTTGAGTCTCTCCCATTGCATCAGGACTTGGACAGCGTTCCCTTTCGGGCAGTCCGCTGCGTGGCAGTTGAAGACTTGCTTCTGCGTGTTGACCGAGCCGGAGGCGTCTCGGTCGTTGTGGAACGGGCAGCGGTAGGGCTTCCATCCGAGTCCCTCAACCACAGGCTGTCCACCGTATGACTCCAGGATGGGTCCGATGGGGTAGGTCGGGAACTCTCGATCAGAGTCCTCGCCTCTTCGCTTCGTCCTCAAGCTTGGCCAGCCCCTTCCTTAGGGCGACAGCGTAGTCGCCGTTGCCGTACACCACCTCGTCGTCGCCGTAGTATGCCTCGTCGTAGACGGCCGAGTAGATGGCCATCAGCTCATCATTCGAGAGGTCCATCTTCCTGCCCATCCTCGTAGCCTGCGTCGTACGCCACCTTGAACAGCGGCGCCAGCATCTCGTCAAGCTCGGCGAACTCCAGCGGAGGTTCGACCGAGAACCGAAGGGCGTCAACCATCCGCTGGAAGTTGGGGTCGTCGCACCCGTAGTGGACCATGATCTCTGCGGTCGTGCTACTCATCTGCCTTCACCTTTCCGATGATCGTGTGGGCTGGAGGGTTACGGAGGTACTCTGCTCCCCTCTCGAATGCCTCAGGGTTATCTCGTAGCCGTCCAACGAGAGTGTTGCAAGGTCTGCACAGTAGGCCCCGGACGTATCCCGTAGCGTGATCGTGATCAACTGACAGTCGGCGGCTTGCACCAGTAGCTGTAGTGCAGATGTAACAGCAGTTTCCTTGGGCTGCGTAAAGTTCCCAATACTGAGCAGCTGTGATTCCATAGCGCTGAACCAGCCCCTTAGCCCAGGCGGCTTCTCGTCGCTCACTCTTCACCTTCCTGTGACAGGTGGCGCACCGTGGGCCGGGCGCCTTGAGCGCCCGGGTTGTGGACCCACAGTCCTTGCATGCCTTCAGTGGTCGAGACACGGGTAAGGTCTCCCGCAGTGACAGTACATCTAGTCCTCCCAGGCGTTGATCTTCTCGTCGTCCGGCGTAGCGACGCCGTCCTTGAACAGTAGCGGGACGGACTCCACCTGCTCCGTCTCCTCGATCAGGCAGATCCCCGGGTTCGCCGCCATCTTGAAGTACTTCTTCCCCATCGCATCCTGAGGACCGAAGCGATTCTTGACGGTAGCGACATCCAAAGTACCAGCGTAAGCATCCCCCCAAAGAGTGAGAATGAGTGTAGGTAGTTGGTTTGCCTTCCCCATGATGGCAGAACGCGGAGGCGGACTGCCAGCCTTCGCCCCTTCAGATGTATGATGAACGATCGTGATCGCAGTCTCTTGTTCACGCGCCATGTCCTTAAGCTCAGCCATGAGGGCCCAGTAGTTCTGTTCCCCCGCTCCCTCGTAGTCGATGTCCATCATGATGTCGATCACGGTGTGGTGAGGGTACTCGCCGTTCAGCTCACGAAAAGCCTCAGCCTCACGCCACATGTGCTCCAGCGTAGGGCTGGACCGGAAGGACCAGCGGATGTGGTCCATGTCCTTGAGCGTCTCGTAGGCCAGCTGCTTCTGGCCCATCACCCAGAGTTCGGTCTCCTCGGTCGGCGTGCCGGTCAGCATCGAGAGCGTGCGGCTAGCCATGGTGAAGTCGTCGGAGTCCGAGGAGTGGTACAGCGTCGGGACCTTCGGCCCCATCTGGTTGACGATGTTCAACGCGAGCACCGTCTTCATCGAGCCGGGAGGACCGGCGATCATGCTGATCGCTCCCCGCCGGAAGGTCATCTTCTTCTCTTCGAAAATCGGCCAGGGATTAGGAAGGGGTTCCCCTGCGGAAACCCCTCGCTTGACCTGGCGTGCCAGTGTCTTAATGCTTCACCACTCCCCACGACTTGAGTCCGGCGATCAGCTTGAGCGTAGCAGGCGAGTGCCCGACGCCGTCGAGGTTGTCGAGCAACTCACGCCACTCACTCTCGTTGGCGCAGACCATCATCTGCCTCTCACCGCTCTCACGATCGAACGTGAGAGACACTTCCATCACTTGCCTCCCTTGGTGTCCTTGGGCTCAGCGGCAGAGCCGCTAGCCAGGTGCGAGCCATCTCCGATGGTCTCGCTGAACCGCTTGGCCTGCTCGTCGAGATCCTTCTCTTGCTCGTCGGTTAAGTTCACGTGGACCTGATGGGAGTCGAACCCATGTCCTACCAGCCTCCGCGTGCGGCTTTACTGGCAGTCGAAACCTTCCAGGCCCTAGGTGGGGCGCCCGAAGGCGCCCCCAATCTCAGCCCTCCTTGCGGATGAGCTTGACCTCGTGCGTCTTGATGTTGCCGCTGCGCTCGATCAGCTTCTTGCCGAGCGTGTCGCCGACGTCGATGCTGCCACCGGCGTCGATGATCGCCTGCTTGAACTTCTCCCGCTCGTCCTTGGAGTTGAACGGGATCCGAACGAGACCGTCGTTCGTCTCGACGGTGACCATGATCTGGTGGACCGGGTTGAGGCCAGCGCGCTCGGCCTCATCCTTCGCCACACCCTTGGGCTTGCCGTCCACCCAGAACTTCTGGAGGCCGGGGCGGTTGTTGGACTGGTCCCACTCGAAGACCGGGGCGTCGGTGTCGATCTGGGTGATGACACCCTTCACGAACTCGCCGACGTTCTTGAGGTTGATCACCTTCGGGCGCTTCTCGCCGGAGCCGCCGAGGAGTTCATCGAGAGTAGGCATGTGTTCTAGTATCTCCTTGTTGAGTCTGTTGTCTTCTTCTTCGGTGAGACTGAAGCTCCAGTCTATCACCACACGTCGTCCACGACCGGAGCCGGGGCCGTATCCATATTCTCCCACGGCTTCTTCGGCTTGTCAACCGTGGAGTTCCAGGGGGCGTCGTCGGATGCCTCCGCCTCAGAAGCCCCCAGGCCCTCCTCCAGCAGCCTCTGAGCCTCAGCGTGGACGTCGGTACCATCGGACTGTTCCGGCGCCCCCTGAGGGGCGCTCACGTCCAGGCTGGCACCCTTCTTGAACCCCTGAGAGAACAGGTTCAGGTACACCGCCGAGGCTACACCCACATCGTACGCCTCGGCAAGGGACTTGAGTCCCAGTTCCTCGGGCGTAGCCCGCACCTTCACGTTCCCGTACTGCACGGTCGGAAGGGTGATCTCGATCTCAGCCATACTTGTAGGTTACCTCGATCTCTTCGCAGTCGGAGCAACGCCAGTCCTCGGCGTCTTCATCGTAGTACATCTCACCGTGATCGTAGCACTCGGCGACCTCGGCGTACTTGTTGTTCCAGTAGTCGTCGTCAGAACGGGAACCCATCTTCCGCGCTCCTGTCGTAGTAGGTTGCCCTCGGCGTCATGCCCTTGTTGACCAGGCAGTTCTCTGCCTGGAAGCAGAACCGGCAGCCGAACCCTGCGTTAGCAGCATACAGCTTCTCGTTCATCTTGTCTACCACGGCCTGGTACTTGGCGCCGATGGCAGCCGGATCGATGTCGGACAGATCGACGTACCTGGTGTTCGGTGCGCCGGGTGCCAGCATCACATACCGACCGTGGAACTTGGCCTCCCAGTAGTCGGTATTCTTCAGCAGGGCTGCATAGGTTTCGAGCTGGGACTTGTCGGGCTTGGTACTCCCGGTCTTCCAGTCTACGACGACCGGCCCCTTCTTCTTGTGCTCACCGACGATGTCGATGAAACCCTTGACCGGGACAGAAAGCCCTGGAAGGGGGCCTGAGGCGTCGAACTCCACCTCCCAGACCTCTATGTCCTCCAGCTCCTGAAGCGCCCTCTCGAAGCAATCCTTGGCCCTCTGGAGGGCCTTCTCATGGGTGACCGGGTCGGCCTCGGGGCCGCCCGCCTTCCACTTGGACAGGTCTGGTTCGATCTTCATCTGCTTCTCGACCAGAGGGTAGAAGTAGTCCTCCGCCTTGATGTCATCGAGTCCTGCGAAGTGGATCTCGGGATTGATCCAATCCTCGATCATGTCGTGCACAGCAGACCCGATCGGGATGTACCACGACTGGATCTCCTCGCCCTGACGGACCTTGCTCAGGTACCAGGATCTAGGGCACGACGTGTAGGCTTTGTACTGCGAGTGTGAGATGTGAGGTATCATGCCTCCAGTATAGCAGCTCGCTTCTTCGCTTTCTGTCGTGCCGTGTTCTCTTTCGAGCAGTCCACGCACTTACGGCGTGGCCTCTTCTTACCCCAGACCTTCCAGTTGTTGTGACCCTGGGCGCAGGTGTTCTTGTCTTCAAGAGACTGACCCGAGCGATAGTTCACTCGACCCTGCTCCTTGTAGGTCTTGAACTGGCCGGGCTCGATGCCCGCCCGCATGGTGTAGAAGAAGTCGTCTGGTGATGCCTTCTGGTAGCACAAGTGCCAGACGGGACAGTCGTTGCAGATCTGTTGTGCACGGTCGAACTTCTCTTGTTCCTCCTGCACCACCTCCTGCTTAGTCTTAGCCCCGTTGAGCCCGCCGTCAAGGCGGGCCTCAAAAATCTCAGCGGGGGAAGTGAGGCACGAAGCATCCTCCCACCACATCTTCATCGTGTTAGGTACGTTGAGTCTCTGTCGATACACTGGGACCCGAACCATACATCTCCTCCCGCTGGAAGGGGTCGCCCTCAGGCGTGCCCCTACTGCTGTCTACTGTAGGACTCTGGTTGGGCCCTCCCTGGGGGTCGGCCCTCTCCGTGTCTCTGTACCTATACAGGAAACACTTTGATCATGGGGTTTCATTCCGGATCCCCCAGAAAAATTTCAGGTAGTTTTTGTGACCTACGTCACACTGGTCCTTCCCACTCATCCAGGTCGGACGCGTCCACCACGAAGAGATCGCCGAACTCGCTGTCTACGATGATCGCCTGGTACTTACCCTTGGCGTACACGACGTTGATCAGAGTCGCCTCGTAGGGCGGCATCACAGTGCCGCGCCTTACATGAACCTTCACTCGCCCTCCTGTATGGCGTTGGCGTAGGGCGTAGGGCGGCCTGCCCTACGACTCCGTATGGCGGCAGCCTGAGCTGCCACACTCTGCTGTAGTACGTAGGTCACGTCCGACAGGCCGTAGGTCGCAAGGATCAGGTTCAGATCCTCGGCGAACTGCTCTGTCATACGTGCTGTGACCTGCTTCTTTTCCCTCATGTCGGGCGGCGCCTTACGCGCTGCCATACGGATCACCTCCATGCTATACTAGGTGTATGGCCAAGACGAAGTCAACACTCATCCTGCCTGACGTACAGTACCCGTATCACGACGGCGTTGTACTACAGAAGATTCTCGGTGTAGTACGTGACAGGCAGCCAGACCAGATCATCCAGATCGGTGACGGCATCGACTTCCCTACGGTATCTCAGTGGAGCAAGGGTACCGCAGGTGAGTACGCCGACACCCTACAGGAGCACATCGATGGATACCGCAGTGACGTCCTGGTACCCATCAGGGAGGCTGCTCCACACGCCTCGATCACGTGGCTTGAGGGCAACCATGACCTTCGGTTGAGGGAATTCGTACGCAAGTACGCGGCTCCACTCTCCCCGCTCAGGGCTCTTGAAGTAGAATCCCTGTTCGAGCTGTCGGAGCTGGACGTGCGCTACGAGCGTGGTCCCTACAGGATCGCTACTAACACCCTTGCGATCCACGGCCACGAGTCGGGCGGATACTGTGCCTCCGCTTCCGCTTGGGACACCAAGTTCGCCAAGCGCTATGGGTCCGACAAGAACTTCGTGTTCGGTCACACGCATCAACCTTTCCTGATCACTCGTGCGTTCGGTTACTCGGGCAAGGTCTCCCCTCGGTTCACGATGAACGCGGGAAGTATCATGGATCCCGTGGCGGCGACGTACGTCAAGGACGGCGCCGTATCCTGGCAACAGTCATTCGCATGGCTGGAGGATGACGGGAAGAGAGTGTGGCCTGAGCTTGTTACACTAGTAGACCGGTTGGGTTACTTCAAGGGAGAGCGCATCTGATGTTGGACTGGACTAGATTGACGCCCGCAGTCGACCGTGCTGCGAGCATCGCATCATCCAAGTTCCCTGCACACCACGACGTCTCCGACATCAAGCAGGAGATCTGGGTGTGGATCATGGAAAACAAGAAGACCGTTCTCAGAATCCTCTCTGACGAGAACAGCACGGTTGCAGCACTGGACAGCCTTCTCTTGAAGGCTGCCAACACGTACCTCAAGACAGAGGACGCTGCGGTCTACGGCTATCAGGAGGAAGATCGGTTCTTCTACTCGGTCGAGCTGATCAAGAGCATCCTTGAAGTGATCTTCCGACACGAAGACTGGCAGTCCTTCGCTACCGCGCTGGATGCCATGCCTAAGGCTAAGGCTGAGCCTGCTACCGCTGGCAACAACCTTGCAGCGTACGCCGACGTCAAGTCGGCGGTTGAGAAGCTGCCGGAAGACTACTACAACCTCATCGTGTGGCGCTACAAGTACCAGTACACGTTCACCATGATCGGTGAGCAGACCGGCACTACCAAGCAGAGCGTCTCGGAACGTCACGAGCGGGCCGTCAAGGCCATTCAGACACTGCTTGGGCAGACGCCCCTCACTAAGTTCCGCGAGGGGTACGACGGGCGCACAGAGGCCCGTGGTAACGCTTCTGGTCAAGCTCGGATCGAGCGAGACTACGAAGGCTGAGTGGGTAGGAGTGGAGTCGAACCACTCTGCGCGGGCCGCCGCCCGATTAGCCACCATGGTTAACGGGAATCGAACCCGACAACAGGACCACCTGACGCTGGAATCGAACCAGCTTACGCTACCAATCTACCCTTGGGGGCCCGGCTCACGCCGGGCCCTTCTTGCATGTCAGGTCAGGTACTCCAGCACGGCGTACAGCCCTCCGACGATGAAGAAGTCGAGCAGGCTGTAGTGCTTGCCGAGAAGGAAGTGCTTCACTCTTCGGTCTCCTCTATCATGTAGGCGATCGCATCCTGCAACCGCTTGGTCTTGTCGTAGTAGTACTGAGACATGCCGGTCGCCACGATGAGCGCAACCAGCATGATCAGAAACACAGTGAGAGCGAGGCTCTCAGGCATGGTCACCATTCGGCTGACCCCTTGACTTCCTTGCGGTAGTAGGCTTCGAGGTTACGGTTCGAGTCCGCCACCAGTTGGCCGTCTGCGCGTCGCATAAGCACGCACTGTGGTCCGGTAGCGATGATCTCGAAGATGAACTGGCGCTGGCGCTGAGAGACCAGGTCTCCCACGCTCCACTTCTCGTTCGCCCAGTCTTCTGCGATCTCCTCGTCTGTCATCTCGACCATCTTGCCCTTGCCGTCGATGACGATACGACGCTTCGGCCGGTACTCCTCGCACATGCCCCAGAACTTCTCTGAGACGTCGCCAAGCCAGCCGTATCCTGCCGTGTCCCCCGCTGCCCATATCACCTCGTCGTCCATGTATGCTACGCGATACACCTTGTTGGCCACAGGTGACTTGAGTAGCATGCCCTCCCTGAGGGGGAGGGCTGGCTTGTCGGGGGTGAGGGCATCGAGATAGCCGTCCACGATCTCGGCGGCTACCTCTTCCAGGGACCTACCTTCGTTGCGTTCCGAGTCGATGAACTTAGCCACCGCTTCGATCTGCTGCTTACGGGTAGGCAGAGCCATAATCCTCCCTTGTTTCCGCTGCTGCGGATGGGCCAACAGGTGGGCGGAACATCCCGATCATCGGATGACCAGTCCTACGGGGAGCCTACTTATTTTTCGGCAACCCACCTGTTGACTCAACCGCCGCCCTCCGGAGAGGGCGGACGGAACTTACTCCTGCACTGGCTCGATGGTGATGGTGATCTTGTACACCTTCAAGTCATTGGAGCTGTAGTAGTTGATGAACTCCGGCTCTCGACTGAATTCCTCGCCACCGTTGTCTTTCAGCTCATCGAACACAGACTGAGCCGAGTAGTCGCGAGTGTAGGCAACCGCAGTGATAGACTCCGGAGAGTCGACGTCCCACGCCATCCTTCAGTCCTCCAGCTTTCGAACGGTGATGGTCACCTCGTAGACCGCTTCCGAGTGGTGGTAGATCTCCACCTCGGCAGGGCTCTCCTCGATGATCACCGGGTCGTACTCCGATCCGAAGTTCCTGACCACCTGGTTCGCCGAGAAGGCGGCGGTGTAACCCACCGCCCTCAGCGGGCTATCCGGGATGTGGAATCCCATGATCACTCTCCCACTACAGGCTTGGACACATCGATCAGACCCGATTCCAGCATCACCACGACAGCGGTGTGCTGGTCCTTGATCTCATCCCACTTGTCGTGGGTGTTGGTGTAGCGAACAGAGTTCTTGCGAGTCTCTATGTCGCTCGCCGACAGATCACTGATGGTTCCCTCGCCGACCAGGTAGACCGTGGTCTCCCAGCGGGGGAGAGATCCGGGCTTGACCTTGCCCATCAGGATCTGAACGATCACCGCAGGATTTTCGAGCTTGTGGTTGTCGTCTGTGACCACGACATACTCACCCACATAGGTGATCAGCCGGGCCCACAGTTCGTCAACCTCGAACGCCTCCTCATCCACCCGGAAGTGAACACCGCAGGCGTCACCCTGAGGGCACGCCTCAGCTCTCGCCTCAGCGTATGCCGCCTCCAGGATCTGCTCAGCCTCACGCTCAGCAGAGTTCTGCTCGTCGGTCACGTGTTGTCCCTTCCCTACATGACATCGTGCGATGCCGAGACAACGCCCGTTCGAGACGGGCGCTGCCGCTGGTCACACAAGCATGTCCTGCCTGATGCTAAGGACGTCTGCGCAGGTTACCGAGCAAACGACAGCATCCTGGACTCGGGTGAAGCATACCACGCACTTCTCACCCTCGTCAACCCACTGGTCTTCTGAGTCCCAGTACTCATCCATGATGTTGCGCCTTTCCTAGCAGCCGAAGTCGACGGGGACCAACAGGCCGTCCGCGTCCACTACAGCGTTCTCGTCGTGCAGGTCGGCCAGCCTCAGACGCGTCTCGCAGATCTGGAGACGCTCGTACAGCAGGTCGCGCTCGTTCCAGTTCTGGGTGGTGTAGTCGATCAGGAGGTCGCCGGGAATGAACTCCACCGCGACCACCGTTTCGACATCGTCACCATCCGGGACGTCGTACGAGTCGAACTTGGGGAACCGGCAGCCTTCCGGCGCACCGATCTCCCATGCACGGGTGAGGTTGTTCACCTCACCCCGCTGCTGACGCTCCGACCAGTCGTTGTGACCGACCTTGTAGGCGACCCCCTCAGGGGAGAGCCACACAGAGCGTGCACAGCCCGATCCAACAAACTCCCAACCCTCGGGAGCGTGCTCGTCTTCCACGCATGACGGCTTACCGTACTTGGATCCGTGCTGACGGACCCAGTGGTAGATGGTGAGAGCGTCGTGGTGGTTGCCAAGATCGTGCATGTCAGTTCTCCTCATTCTCGGATCGCTGGGCTTCGAGGCGGCCCTGAACCTTGATTAGCAGGACAGAGAGCGCGGCAAGCGCTCTCTGCTCTACCTCCCAAAGGCTGGGCTTCTCGGCGTAGAACTTACGCTCTGACGCCAGCTCCTCTTCCAGGATCCTGAAGAACTCGTCCATGATTCCTCCTGTAAGGATCACCCCGCTTTGGGGCTAGCGCCTGCCCAGGACTCGAACCTGGGTGTATGCCATTCAGGCTAGCCCAACGGCGCAGCCGTCGGCCTTTGCGTAGCTAGGAGCTTCAACCCCCAAGGTCGATCGGGACAAGCTCCTCGGTGGTCTGGTCGACCGCGAGGTTAGCCCCATGTAGGTCCCAGATGCCCTGAAGGACGTTCCGGATCTTGCGAAGGTTCTCCCAGTGCCTGGAGCCCTTCTCGTCGTACCGAGAGTACTCTTTCAGCAAGTGAGTAAAGTACTCCATCGCCATGACGTTGTCCTGATCCTCGAAGGCGTAGAACGCCCAGCGGGGGAAGCGGCAACCCTTGGGCATCCGCTTGAAGCGGTACAGCCGCAGGTTGTTATACTCACCCTCGTTGGTCTGCCCGCCGGTGTAGTTACGGTCCCGCTCGATCTTGTACACCACGCCAGACTCGACGTGGAGATAAACCGAACGGTAGCACCCCGAAGAGAGGTACTTCCAGCCCTCGGGGACCTTGTTCGGGGTCGCCCAGGACGCGTTCTGAGTCGTCTCCCGGTACCAGTCACGGATGAAGCGAGCGTCAACCTCATTGCCGATCATGTCAACTCCTGTGAGTGAGCCAGAGGGCGCCACCTCGGCGCCCCCAGTTGGTGTCTACGGC